ATGCCTTTCAGCAAGACCCGCTTGAAAAAATGGGTTTGCTATCACGGTTTGCAGCAAGTCGCGGCATCTCACAAGACGCTAATGCTGCACCGATCGTAAACCTGTTTAATATTTTAACGCAAAAGAAAGACCCGCGACTTGCCGAAGCTGTAAAGGCTCAAGGCGGCTTGTTTGGATTTTTGGGGGGCTAAATGGCTATCATCGGCACAAACGGAATTAACACTAATATGCAGGCCGCACCTCAGCCGCAGCGCCAAGGACTTCTCGGTGGGTTGTTCGGTCCAGAGGGGCGTGACGCCCGCGCCCGCCTCGCAATCGGCCTTGAAGGTCTGACGACGAACCCAAACCAAGGGTTGATCGGTCAACTTCAAAGTGGCATCGAAGAACGCAAAGTAGCAGCAGAACGTAACCGCACGTTGGAATATTTGTCCAGCCTAAACACACCTCAGGCCCAACAAGCCTTGCAGTATGCCCAAGTCACTGGTGATGTCGTCGGTGCAGCTAAGATCGCACTGACGCCGCCCGAAGAAAAAGGCCGAGTGCTTGATGCTGCGACTTTGCGCCAAATGTATCCGGGGGCCACAATCGAAGAAGGCCTTTACAGCCTGAAACCAGATGGAACTTTGGCCAAAGTTGGTGGAGGCGGGACAAATATCAATATGCCCGGTGCGGCAGCAATTGGCACTATTCCCCCCGGGTATGAGGTCATCAAAGATGCAAGCGGCAATAATGTTTTGCGGTTAATTCCCGGAGGGCCTGCTGCCGCCGAGGCCGGACTTGTTGCAAATCAAAATGCGTCACTTGCGGCTGCTGCTGGGGATTCGATCACACTTATTGATAATGTTTTGAATGATCCTAATTTAGGTGCTGTTACTGGCATGATACAAGGTCGATTGCCGCCTGTTACCCAAGGTGCCACTGATCTTCTTAGCAAAATTGACCAGCTTCAAGGTCAGGCGTTTTTGCAAGCTTTCCAATCGCTAAAAGGTGGCGGCGCAATTACCGATCGAGAAGGTCAGGCGGCATTAAACGCAGTCGGACGCTTGCAGCGCACCCAAAGTGAAGCAGCCTTTCAGCAGTCTCTACAAGAACTTCGCACGATCATTGAGCGCGGCAAGCGCCGCCTTGAAGGACAGAATATTCCAGAAGGTGCTGGAATTGAAGTTGGGGAGCCTTACTGATGGCCGATAAAATTTATCCCGTCACTAAAGACGGCGTTATGTTTGAAGTGCGGGCTTCAAGCGCTGAAGAAGCTAAAAGCAAGGCAATGGCAACTGACACTGCCACTGTGGCTAGGATCATCAATCGTGTTGGTGACACTCGCGTTTTTGAGCGTTCTAACGGCCAGCGTTATGTTGTATCTCCGGGCTTTAGTTCAACAGACCCAACTGCAGTTGAAAAGGCTTTATCTGGAATGGCTGGGAGTGCAATATCTCGCGGGTCTATGCAGGAAAGCATATTGCAGCAATATCCAATGGCATCGCGCGGAGTTGAATTGCTGCGCGGTGTTCCATTTGTTGGATCACGCCTTGATGAAGCAATGGGTGCAACGCTCGGTCCACAAGCAGGCTCTGCGGTCAGAGCGGCCTCAAGTGCAATGCAAGAACAGAGACCGGGAGAAACTATGGCGCTTAACTTGGCTGGAGGCGCAATCGCAACAGCGCCACTTGCTTTGTTAAAGCCCGTTCAGGCTGTGGGCAGTGCTATTATCGGTCAGGGGCCGCGTATTGCTCAGGCTGGACGCGCTGCATTGGCAGGCACGGCATTTGGGGCGGCAGAAGGTGGTATTTACGGATCAGGGGAAGGCACAACGCCTCAAGAGCGTTTATCAAATGCTGCCACTGGTGCAACATTTGGCGGTGCAGTCGGTGGCGTCATGGGTGCTGCTGGCCCATATGTTGAGGCAGGCGTCAAGAATGTAATGTCAACTTTCCGAGCCAACGATATCGGAACTATTGCAAGTACATTTGGCATTTCCCCGAATGCTGCTCGTGTTATTAAAAACACGTTTGAAATGGGTGGCGATATACAAGGAGCCATCCAGCGACTAATGAAAGCTGGAGACGATGGCATGGTTGCAGATGCTGGTCCAGCAGGCCAGGCATTGCTTGACGCTGTTGCGGCGTCTGGCCCAGCCGCCTCGGCATCGGCTCGCGGCCCAATTGATCAACGCATGGTGGACACCGCACAACGGCTTGAAACAGGTTTGACTGGTTTGCTTGGGCAACCAGCAGAAGGTCCAGTTACCGCTGTTGGTGAGATCATGTCGCGCACGGCTACGCAACGCAGAGACCTTTATGGCAGAGCATATGAAACGCCAATCGACTATTCTGGCACGGCTGGACAGAATATTGAGGCAATCATCCAGAAACGCATTGAACCTGATATTTTGATAACCGCTATTAGAGAAGCCAATGCTGAAATGGCTGATCGTGGTATGGTTAATCAACAGATCATGGCTCAGATCGGTCCTGATGGGCTTGTGAAGTTTGTTGAAATGCCAAATGTCCAACAACTTGACGAATTGAAAAAAGCCTTGGACCAACTTTCGCGCAATGCGAAGAAAACTGAAGGACTTGTTGCCGTAGACACATCTCAAAGCCGCCGTTATGCACGTCAGGCAAGTGACATTCGAGATGCAGTTGTTGAAGCTACGGGAGGCCCGCAGGGAACGTATGCTCAAGCACTGAAAGTCGGCGGCGACACCATCCAAGAGCGTAACGCCTTTGAATTGGGGGATCGTCTTCTTAGCCCAAATACTCGCGTTGAAGATGTTATGTTGGAACTTGGCAAGACTCCTTCCAATGCACAACTTGAGGCCGCACGGCGAGGCCTGCGCACTCGAATTGACCAAATTGTCGGCGATGTGAAGCGCATTCCAAGCGATCCAAACCTTGATGCACGGCAAGCGCTTGCAACTCTGCGCGAAATGGGCAGTGACAATGCCCGCGAAAAAATTAAACGGCTGATGGGCAACCAAGCTGACGAAATCTTCCGTTTGCTTGATGAGGCGGGTGTTGCTGCGGAAACGCGGGCTGCAATGTCTGTCAACTCACGAACAGCCGTTCGTCAGGCAACGCAAGAAGACATTGCAAAAATGACTGCCCCGGGTGCTGTCGGTCAAGCGCTGCGTGGCGAGCCAATAAACACAACCAAGAAACTTATTCAGGCCGTGACAGGTTATACCGACGAGTTTACTGTGCAACAACGGCAACGAGTTTATCAAGATTTGGCACGTGCATTGACTGAACGTCGCGGGCCTGATGCTGTAGCGGCTTTGCGTGTTTTGGATGTTGCAATGCAAGGGCAAAAATTAACAGATGCACAAACAGAGATGTTGGCTAAACTGGTGAGCAGCGCGCTTATTTCTAGCACTATTCCATCAGCAGGGCGCGAAATGGCGCAACAATTTGGAGAGCGATAACACAAATGCAGCCCAAACGCCTCACAGATGACGAAATCCAGAACACCATCACCAATGCTGTGCGTGAGGCTGTTGATTTTGTGGAAAGCGAAATCGCGCCAGATCGCATCCGCGCTCAGAAATACTTTGACGGGAAATCTGCTGTTGATTATGAAGATGGTCGGTCAAAGGTCGTTGCCACAAAGGTTCGTGATACGATCCGCGCAATTAAGCCTGCTTTGATGCGGGTATTCTTGCAATCTGACAAGCCTGTGGAGTTTATCCCTAACTCGCCGCAATCGGTTATGGGCGCAGACCAAGCGACCAAGTACGCCAAATTTGTTTTTGAGCGTAACAATGGCTTCCGTGTTTTATCTGATGTGTTCCACGATGCGCTGATCAAAAAAGTTGGCGTTGCAAAGGTTTACTATGATGCAGTGCCGCACGTTGAAATTGATGAATACAGTGATCTTACGCCTGAGCAACTTGCGTTCATTGGCGGTGATCCTGAAGTCGAAATCATTGACCAACAGGAAGAAATTATTGGCGAAGCTGTGATTGATGAGATGGGCATTGAAATCCAGCCGCGCATGGCAAGCTATGAAGTGCGCGTTGCCCGCACGTCCATCAAAGGCCAGATCAAAATTCAAAGCGTTGCGCCGGAAGATTTCTTTGTTGACCGCATGGCTGTCAGCATCGACGATTGCTATGTCTGTGGTCACACGAGCGAAGCGCGTGTTGGCGATCTGGTGGCGATGGGATTTGACTTTGATACAGTTTATGACCTTGCTGGTTCGTCAGATGGCACGGTTGACGATGAGGAGCAAATGGCTCGTCGCGGCTGGGGCGACAACGATGACAATGAGAACGCTGCTGACCCATCTATGCGTAAGGTCCAATTGACCGAGGCCTATATGCGCATGGACATTGAAGGCACTGGTGTTCCGCGTATGTATAAATTTATCTGCGCTGGCAACGACTTCGAAATCCTTGACTATGAACTTTGCGACTATGTGCCGTTTGCCATCTTCGAAGTTGATCCAGAACCGCACACATTCTTTGGCCGCTCACTGGCTGAGATTGTGATTGAGGACCAAGACGCATCGACATCGCTGCTACGTGGTTTGCTCGATGGCCTAGCGATGGCAAACAACCCTCGCGTCATGGCTGTGACTTCAATGGTAAACATGGACGATCTGCTGAACAACGAGATTGGCGGGATTGTGCGTGTTAAAGACATCAACGCGCTGCGTGAGTTTGCAATTGGAAATGCGGCAACAGCTGCTTTGCCGGCAATTCAGTTTTATGATGAAGCTATCCGTGCAAAAACAGGCGTCACCGGGGCCGCTATGGGCATGGATGCTAACGCCTTGCAGTCGCAGACAGCGGCAGGCGTGAATGCTGCTGTGCAGGCCGCTTCCGCCGTCTCTGAGCTTATTGCCCGCAACCTTGCAGAAGGCGGGATGCGCCAGATGTTCCGTCTGATCGCACAGATTGCCCGTGCGAACCCAAACCCAGACGAGATGATGCGCCTAGATGGGCAGTTTGTTCCTGTTGACCCGCGTTCTTGGACAAGTGATCTGGACTTGGTCACAAACGTTGGCTTGGGCAATAACCACCGCGATGAACGCATTTCGGCACTGCAAATGACCATGCAAACGCAAATGCAAATTTGGCAGGCATATGGTCCCGGCAATGGGATTGTGACCATGACTGGCATCCGCAATACTTTAGCGGATATTTTGGGAATGGCTGGCATTCACAACGCTGACCGCTATTATAATCAGATGAACTCGCAAATCGAACAGCAATTGATGATGCAGGCATCACAGGCGGCACAGGGTCAGCAACCGCAACAGCCTTCTGATCCGAACATGGCATTTTTACAGTCGGAGCAGATGAAAACGGCAACCCGCGCACAGGTTGATATGGCGAAGGTGCAACTAGACGCAGAGAAAATGCGAATGGATGATGACCGTGAGCGCGACCGTATGGCCCAAGACCTTGCAATTAGGGCTGGAGAACTGTTAGCAAAGACGGGCGTGCAGTTAGATTTGAATGCGATTAAGCGTGAACAACAAATGCCAAGGATGCAATATGTCCCTAATCAAACAACGGGCTTCTGAGGCGAAAACACTTTTAGGCGATAACGTTTTCAAAGCCGTGATTGCTGAAATCCGCGACGATGCGGTGGGGGTGTTTTTAGACGCAAATTGTGATATAACCAGAATAGCGGCGGCTCATGCAAGTGTGCGCGCCGTCCAAGTAATTCTTGATGCCCTCCAAGCGAGATTAGACGCCGAGGCCGTTGAGGCAAAACAGGATCGGGACCGTGCAAACGACTGACACAATTGAAGCAGCTATTGATAGCTTGCTTGCCCCTATGGCGGATGAAACCAAAGCCCAGCCGGAGACGGCGGCAGAGGATGAACCAGAGGAGCAACTTGAAGCGGATGATGATAGCCAAGCCACCGCTGATTATTCCGAAGATGATGGTGAAGAACCTGATTTAACGGATGACGAGGATGAGGAAAGCGAAGAAACTGACGTTCCAAAGACGCCTAGCCTTTACGCTGTCAAAGTTGATGGCGAAGAAAAGCAGGTCACCCTAGAGGAACTAAAGCGGGATTATTCGGGACAAGC